CCAGGACGTGCTGGCGCTCGTAGTGCATGCGCTCGGCAACTCCTGCGCAGACAATCGAATGCGCCGCCACCGACCAGCCGACTGGCACCCGCCGACCGCAGACGGTCAGACCCGTCTGGCCGCTGTACCTGTTGGTCAACGCCAGCCCTGCCGCCACATCCGCCCACACGATGTCTCCGTGCGTCGGGTTCGCGAGCGGGAACACCTTACCGCTGAACGTCTCAATCCACGGGCTGCTCATCTCTTCTCCATCAGCGCACTGCGCGCCCTGAACAGCGCCGGCGTGTCGGTGATCTCGGCCAGTCCGCTGCGGACCATCCGCTCGAGGATCACGACCGCGCGCGCTCTGCTGTCGTCGTTGAGTTCGCCGCCTATCGCCTCGGCCATGGCCACGAACCTCATGCACCGCCCCGCCTCCAGGCACTCGCGGCGGTAGCGCATCGCCACGTGCCAGTCGGCCTGCGGGATGTTCTTGAACTGCTCCTCGATGGTGTCGCCCTCGTACACGTCACTGCTCCGCGATGGTCAGCGAGGCGATCACCTGGGCCTCGACCTCACTGCCTAAAACCACCTCGCCCTCGACCTCGGAGTCCCTTAGCTCGCACCACAGGCACTCGCGCACCGCCTCCTTGAGCACCTCCGGTTTCACGTCGTCGGGCACGTCCATCACCAGCGCAAACTTCGGCACTGCTATCGCCCTCCCTTCCTCCGCCGGAAGCGCAGCTGCTCCCACGCCTCCCGCAGCGAGTAGCCCTCGCCCCAGGCAATGAAGAGATGCACGGCGATCAGCACCGGCGAGAACGCCGCCGCCACGCCGGCGAGCGCCAGCCCACCCAACACCGCCGCAACACGCCCGTAGCACCGCATCAGTCCGGCACCGCCCGGCCTGCGCCCCAGCTCTCCTCCGGCACCGGTTCGGCGGCTGCCGCGGCGCGCGCGCGGTGCTCCTCGATGTCCTCGGGCGCGCAGTAGTGGCGGGTGAATATCACCACGTAGGTGGTCGCCTGGTCGGCGGTGTCGACGCGCTTGCCGTCCAGGCGCATGCCCATCAGCGTGAACCCGTGCGTGTCGGCCTCGTCGGACCTGACCCACCGGTCGATGCCTACGGGCTCGACGTTGCACGGCCCGTCGCGGCGCGCGCAGTAGTCCTCGGTCTCGGGCAGCCAGACGATCTTCGCCCCGCAGATCCGGCACTCGACAACCTGCGCCGTGCGCCGTGGCGGTGGCTTCTTCTTGCGCCTGGCCATCAGCAGACCCCGCCCGAGTACTCGAGCCAGTCTCCCTCGGTGATCACCCGCTCGCCTTCGATCATCACCGGGAACGCTTTCACGCCCGCCGCCTCGATCTGCGCGGCGTCCTCGCGCGCCTGGCGGCGGTAACCCTCGGCGGCGCTTTCCGGGTCCTCGATCCACCTGGCCGGCAGCACCAGCACGGCCTGCCCCTTCTGGGCCGCGAACGATCCCAGGGTGTAGGCCATGTGGGCGCATTCGGGCTTGGTGCACAGGTAGGCGCGCAGCATCTTCAACGGCGGACTCCTTCAGCTTAAAGGGCTGGTCCCGGCGCGCCGGGGGTGGTCCCCGGAGCGTGATAGGCCGTGAGGTTCTCCGAACAAGCATGGCGTCCGTAGAGTCGGCCCCGCTGGCGCCGCGCCGCGCGCCGGGTCAATGTTCCATCTCACGGGCACACCCTCACGTCGGTGGCCCCGCAGTCCGGGCAGCGGCCATACCTGACCATGGTCGCGGGCAGTGCTCCGTCCACCCCCGACCATCCGCATTCTGCGCACTCGAAACGGGTGGCCTCGGGGGGAGGCGCCGCTGTGGACTTACCCTCCCCCGTCTCAGGCCTCGCCGTCTCTGCGCCGCCGGCGTGGCGCAGTCGTGCGACTTCTGGCTGGCGCGACTGTACCGCGGTGTCGCACTCCGGTCCGGTGTCGTGCCCCGTTGTCGCCCCATGTAGCGGCGCCAGCCCGTACTTGCGTCGCGTCTTGCGCGCACACTCCAGGCAGATCCCGTGATTCAAGGTCTGCCCCTCTGCGCCGACCACCCCGTCGCAGATCATCCTGCCGCACCAGGAGCAATCGGTCCGCATCGGTCCCGAACTCATACCAGCCCCTTCGGCCCGCGGATCAGCTGCTCGCGGCCCTGGTTGCCGGTCACCGTCCAGTCGAGGTTCCGCGCGTCGGCGGCCCACCGCCTGATCGTCCGGGCGTCACGCTTGACGATTTCGGCCCACCCGGCAGCGGTACGCACCTCGCGCTTCTGCCCCGGGCGCAGCAGCTTCTCGATGCGGCGCTCGATGCGCGCGCAAAGCCGCTGGAACTGGTCCTCGCCCAGGCGCACTTCGACGGGGGTCTGCGCGCTCATCGCCCGCCACCCCCGGCCAGGTGCATCAGACGGCGCAGCTCGCAGCGCTGCTCGTCGCGCCGCGCGTTGACTTCCGTGCGCGCCCGCCGGGCCAGCCTGGCCGCCCACTCCCAGGCCTCGACGCATACCGCCGGCGCCAGCGCCCCGGCGAACATCAGCGCGCAGAGCGCCCACACCGTGGCCGCGTTGGGCCGTCGCCAGCGTCTCACGGCATCACCCCGGTCATGGCCGCCAGGCTGGACAGCAGCACCCTCAGCACCGCCGCGCCCACCAGCGCCAGCACCAGCATCGCGCCGATCACGTGCAGGCACGTCGGCACCAGCTGGCAGCGCACCCAGCGCCACAGCAGCCACGCGGCGTGCAGGGCCAGCAGCCGGTACGTGATCACCAGCCACCCCCGACCGCCACGCCCACGCCCAGCAGCATGCCGAGCACGATCACCATGGCCATCGCCCCGGCGATAAGGGTCGCGATGCCCGGGTAGCGCGCCTCGAACTCGTCGGTGTCCATGCGCAGCAGCTTCCAGAGGCGCTTCACCCCGCGCCCCCTTCCCGCCGCGCCCGCGCCAGGCGCCGTGCGCGCACCAGCTCCAGGATGGCCTCGCCGCTTTCCTTCTGGATCATCACCAGCTCGGCGGGGGTGATCCGCCCGTCGGCCCAGCTCTCGAGCAGCCCCTGGGCTATCTCGCCGACCTCGGCCAGCGCTTTGTCAACAGTCCCGCCCTGCGAGTCGATCGCTGCGCGGATCTGCTCTTCGCGCTCGGCGGGGATGGGCTTCTCGCACTCGGCCCAGCGATACACCGTGCGCAGGTTGACGCCGCAGGCCGCCGAAACGGCCTTGTGCGCGCCGCTGATCTTGATGGCCTCCGGCAGCGAGATCTCGTAGTAGTTAGCCACGGGGCCAAACCTCCCCCGCGCTTTGGCCTTGCGCGCAATCGCTTCCCGCCGCATATTCCTTGCGGGGGGAGGGGCTCATGGCTACGATACGACTGCCGGGGGCGGCCGGTGCACAGGTCAAGGACGCTGCCACCGGCTCGCGCAGAGCGGAAAGGGCCGCCTTGCGCGCATCGGACGCCCCACGACAATCGGAGGTGCAGGTGACCGCCTCACCCGCCCCACCAGTCAACGCGCTCGCATCATGCTTTCGTGTGCTCATGGAATCTGCCGCCTGCCCTGAGCGGGGGCGACTGACCGGGCGACTTGTTCCGCGGGCACGGAGTGCGCAGGATGCGCTCGCCGCCCGGTCAGCCTCTCCCACTCTGCATCTCGGCTTCATGTGTCCTCCGTGCCCGCTGCTGCGTACAGTAATGCCAAGAGCGCTGGGAAAGTCAAGCGGAAAATCCCACGGCGCGGGATTCGTCCAATGCGCGCCGGACAGCAGGAGGCTGTATGATGAATTGGTCTAGGGTCTTAGGTCGAATTGTCAGAAACGCCCGGGAAGACAGAAATCTCACTCAAGAAGATGTCGCGGGACAAGTCCAGCGGAGCAAGCAGGCCGTGAGCTCCTGGGAAAAGGGCAAGTCCGAGCCCGACGTAGAAACCAAGGACAAGCTCGCCGAACTGCTCAACATCCCCCGTGCAGCACTTGACGGAAATGCCAGCAGTGTGTTACCATCTGAGGTAACGGGCACCACACTCGAAAAGACAGACACCAGGTGGGCGACCGCGGAGAAGGATCTCCGCGCGCCGGTAGTCGGCAACCTGATAGCACCTGTGGCTGGCTCGTGGGGGGCCGTCATGATAGATCTGCTTCGCAAACCGCAACCCGTTGTACGCATAAGGGTCCGGGACCGCTCGCTCGAACCGCTCTGCAGGCCGGACTGGTGCCTGGTCATCGACAAGCGCTGCCCGGCCAGCGACGGGACGCTCGCGCTTGCCCAGGTTTCGCGCGGCGAGCAGCACCCGACCTGGATGGTCGGCTTCCTGCTCGAGCACACAGAATCGAAACGCGGGTGGTACCTCAACGACGTGAGCGGCAAGCGCTCGCCCGTGGCGATCGCCGACCCCGCGCTGGCTTACAGCGTGGTGGCCATCCAGACCCGCGAGGTACCGGTCTACCAGGAGACGCCCGAGCATCTCGCACCGACCGCCGACGCCGCCGAGGGCACCGGGTACGAAACGCCGCAAGAGCGCGCCGAGGCCGAAGACGCGCGCGCCGAGGACCTCACGCAGGAGTCTGCCGATCGTGGCGACTGAGCCGGCCGGCCGGTTCTGGCTGCGTCTGCTGGCGGGTTATTGCCTGGTGGTTTCGCTGCTGGCCTTCGCGGTCGGGGTGCTTTTCGCGCTGGTATTGCTGAGCGGCGCAAACAGCTGGACGCGAGACCCCATGCTGCACGCGGCCTGGCCGCTGATCCTGGTCTCGCCGCCGGTGTTCTTCGCCTCGCGTGCGCTGTGGGCCTGGGTCGCGCGCCGGCAGCGATGAGCCTCACCGCCCTGCCCCGCAGTCGCGATGGCCGTCCGCGCACGCGCGTGGACTTCTACCCCGCGGGCCGCGAGGGCCCGCGGGTGCAGCGGGTTCTGCGCATGGGGGTCAACGCCGCCCGTGCCTGGATGCGCGAGCAGATTGCCGCGCAGGAGGGCCGTGCCCGCGCGGGCTCGCGGCGCACGTTCGGAGCACTGGTCGAAGAGTTTCTGCAGTCGCGCCGGCGCAAGGGCGCCAGCGAGTCCTACCTGGTCGAGCTGGAGCGCGACCTGGCCGGCACCATGGCCGGCCGCTGGGGCACGCGCCCGGCGAAGAGGGTCACCACCCGGATGGTGGAGATCTACCTCGACGAGATGCTCGATCGCGGCGCGAAGCCCAACACGGTCCGCAAGCACCGCCAGGAGCTGTTCACCCTGTTCCGCTGGGCGGCGCGCCGGCGCCTGGTACCCTACAACCCCGTCGAGGCCATCGAGTCCCCGCGGCCGGCGAAGCTCAAGCACGCCTGGCTGCCGCCGTCACAGTTTGCGCGGTTGTGGCAGCACTCGCCCGGGTACCTGCGGCCCATGCTGGTGCCGGCGATCACGCTGGGGCTGCGCTCGGCCGAGATCCGCCTGCTGCCCCGCGCCCGGGTATTGCCGGGGGTGTTGCGGGTGCACGGCAAGGGCAACAAGCAGCGCGAGTTGCCGTGCCCGGAGGGGCTCCGCGAGGTACTCCTGTCGCAGCCCGAGCGGGCAGACGGCCTGATCTTCACGCGGCCGGCGATCTATCAGGGGCAGTTGGCCCGCTCGGACGTCTGGACGTCTGACGCCTTCGGGCGCGCCGTTCGAACCGCGGCACGCAAGGCAGATCTTGACGTGGCGGTCACTCCGCATACACTGCGCCATAGCGCGACCAGCTGGATGGTGGCGGCCGGCGTGCGTCTGAGGGTGGTCCAGGAGGCGCTGGGGCATCAGAGCTACTCGACGACCCTGAGATACGAGCACGCGCGCTACATGGACTGGGAACAGGAGAAGCGGGCCTTGCCGGGAATCATCACTACAATCTCACTACAAGTGATTTCCGCACTGACCCGCGGCGGTCCGCAGCTGTCCGCAGAGAACACCCCCGTCTATCGGCCGGAACCAACGGCAGGACTGACGGATAGAGCCAACTAGCGCACAGACAGACAGATGTGCCCGGGTGGCGGAACGGCAGACGCGACGGTTTCAAAACACTGTCATTATGGACGTAAGTGACGCGTTTTCGGTGATCGGTGGGGCGGGGTTCACTACAACCTATCTACAGGGGGCGCGGGCAAGATCGTGGCACAGGGACGATCACAGCGCGACAGTGACCCCTTCACGAGAGCAGGGAGAATAAGGGCGTGGCCGGAGAACGGGAACGGGTTTCAGGAAACACCGGCCCGCCGTGCTGGTGCCGGCGGGCCGGGCCGTGCGGATGCGTTGCCAGGGGGGAAAAACGGCAAGCACGTCCGCCAGGTGCTGGCGCAGGGGTCAGGCGGTGCCGGCCTTCTCGATCCGGACGTCTACCTCGGCGGAGAGATCCTGCAACGCTTTGCGGCGGCGCTTGAGCGCCACCAGACGCGGGTCATCGCTCAACGGGTGCTTGCCAGTCTCGGCGGTGATCTCGGCGCGGGCGGACTTCAGCGCCGCCTGAGTGTCGGCCATCGCCTGCTGCACCCTCTGCTTGGCCTCGCGTTCGGCCCGTATGCGTTCGGCCTCCAGGCGCTTGACCTCGCGGACACGGTGGACAAACGCCACCGCCGCCGACTCCAAGGCCGCGAACAGGTCGTGATGCAAAGCTTCAGCCGGAACGCTCACGGGCGGCAGCGTGTTAATCAGTTCGCCGGCGGCATCGTAGTGCCCGAGGGTCATGGACACATGACCGACGATCCCGATGCTGTGGGGGATGCGTATCTGCGTCTTCTCTTCGTCTGGGATTGTGTGCATCGTCCTGTGCTCCTCTCCTACTCAAAGTAGCCCGCAACCCTGAATTGCCAAATGCTAACCGACGAAGTACAATTGTATTCGATCACGCCAGACGCGGCTGGAATCGCAGCACAGACCTGTAGAAATTGCGTGTCCGCAACCTCAAACTGAACAAAGACTGTTGAGCCTCCGTCCGGTCGGAACCATATGTCACCGGGAGTTGGGGACGCCGAGGCCTCGATGCAAACGAAAATCAGCTTCGCACTGCCGCTGGTTTCGCTGCTCAAGTCAAGATCATGCCATGTGCCATCACAGGTAAAAGACCCAGACTTGTCGGTCCCGTCGCCCGCCGTGTAGCTGTCGCCGGCTGCAGGCGTCTCCCATGTCATCACGCCACCCGACGTGGACTGTAAAAACTTATCGGAGGCGGGCAGCGCGGAAGGAAGTGTATAGCTGCAATTCCCGGAAAGACCGGGAACCACCAAGTTGATATAGTTTCCACCACTGCTTGGCTCATAGAGCCGATAATGCCCGCCGTCGGCAGAGAACCCAAGCACCCCGTCGGCAGGACTGTAGGCGAAGATGCCCGAGTCGCGGAACTGAAGTTGTTTGTCGGTGGCGAGTTGCCCACCATACATCAACTCTAGAATTCCGTTCTCGTTGATCGTGGCAACCTTGCGCGACCCTCCACCGTCCGGTGCGGTCCAGAACTGCAACTCCGTAGGAATGTCGGCGACAGCGTCATAGTCGCCCTTTGCTACTGCGCCGATCCACGCACCGGAAGCAAACCCACCGCCGCCGTGATAGCCGCCAAATCCCATCCACGCCAAGTTTTGACCACTGAGCACCTTGGTCTTAGCGGCCCACGTTCCGTTGAATCGGTACAGGTAATGAACCGAGTAGGCATCGTCAGCATATTGGTATATGTTCCGCCCCAAACGAGCGTCGCCGCCCGGAGTCGCAGCGCTGAACAGGTCGGTGCCGAAGGCCGTTTCGCAGGCCACATCTTCGCCATCGGCGAAGTGGACCTCCAGGTCGGTGCCGTTCCAGCGCAGGCCCACTCCGGCGGACATGCCGTGTACGTGGTCGCTGAAGGCCACGCTTTGCCGGCTGCCGTCGCTGCTGGTGGCGCCGGCCACGTCGGTGATACGGGTGCTGGATTCGCCGTTGATCTCCCAGACCAGGCCGTGCCGGCCGACCTCTTCGGAGCTTTCGATGCCCGAGGGGTGGGTCTGGTCGGTGCCGTTGTTGCCGGTGCGCCGGCGCAGCTCCAGGATGGTGCCGGCGTCCATGTACTGGCCGGTGGATCCCACCGCCCCGCTGCCCTCGGCCTGCACGTGGGTCGCCGGGGTGCCTGGCTGCACGCCGGTATCGGAGCCGCCGCCAAGCGCGTCGGGCGTGCGCGGGATGCTGTCGAGCTCGGCCTCGATTTCGTCGAGACGACGGTAGAGGTCGTTGATCAGCGCGGTGTTGTCGGGCATCAGTCGATTTCCAGCACCAGCGTGGTCTCCTGCGCCGCCACGCTTACGCGCACGGCCCGGACCACGGCGCGCACCGGCCAGTCGGTACGCTTGACCCCGGTGGCGCCGGCGCCGCCACCGCCCACGATCTTCTCGATGTAATCGCCGGGCCAGATGTCGAGCCGCACGCCGCGCAGCACTATCTCGCCGTTCAGGGCCGGCCGGGAAAGCTGGCTGTGCAGCGCGTTGGCGGCGGCGTTGAGGTACTCGGTGTCGTCGCGGATCACGTCGTCGTCGGCCGCGCCGCCGCTGACGGCGCCCGCGGCCGGGTTGCACATGGTTCCGCCGTCGAGCACCACGTCCCCGGGAGACAAGCTGTCATCCGGGGGTTTGCCGTTGTCGGTGCGGATCCGGCAGTTCCGGCGAGCGCGGTACCTGTAGTTCTCGTCGACGCGGATAAGTTCCCGGGCGGGCCAGCCCGCGGGTTCCTCGCCGGCGGTGACCATCAGCCGCTCGTCCAGCGTGACCTTGACGGTCACGCGCAGGTCGTAGGAACTGGCGCTGCCGCGGTTGCCGTTCCAGGTGAAGCGGGTCTTGTTGCCGTAGCGCGCGGAATGGGGGAACTCCACCGCCAGCGACTTGGTCTGCACCACGAAGGGCGACTTGACGTCTGTCCACGTGCTGCCGTTGTCGGTCGAGTACCAGGCCTGCGCGCGCACCCGGACCAGGCGACCGGAGGCGCTGGCGGTGCCGGTATCGCCCGAGGCCAGCGTGGCCCCCAGCGCGCCGGCGCGCAGCAGGTGGATCGCAAACGCGTAGTCGCCTACCCAATCAACCGTGTCGGCGATCACGTACCGGCGATAGACCGAGGGCGTGACCATGGCGTCGTCGTTGTCGCGATCGGCGCTGTTGTAGGTGGTCTGGTCGGCGGACAGCCATCCCTCGACAAGGCTGCCGGCTACGGTGTCGATGGTGAGGTCCAGCTCCTTGCGCGCTCCGTAGTAGCGCACCCGGGTGTAGCTGTTGCGCACCGAATATCCCAGCCGCCCGCCGGTGATCTCGGGGCGGCCGCCCAGGGTGGTGCTGGCGTTGACGGCCCGGCCGATCTCGCCGCGGCGCAGGCTGAGCCGGCGCTGCACGCTCTCGATGGTCGAGGAACCCGTGCCGTAAAGCAGCAGCGTGGACTTATCGTCGCCGGGTCGCACGGTAATGTCGTGGTCGCTGGAGTGGCGCGCCAGGTGCGCCAGCGCGGTGTTCAGGCGCTTGCCGTGCAGCGCCATGCTGAGCCGGCGGTTCTCGTATTTGGAGATTCCGTCATAGGTGTCGGTCACGTTGAACAGCGCCGCGCCGGTGCCCTCGGAGCTGAGCTCGATGATGTCGAGCCAGCCGGACAGCGGCAGTACCACAGAGCCCTTGGGCGAAACCTGCCAGTGCTTGCGGATGTAGTTCCAGACCTTGCCGCGGGTCCAGCTCAGCCCGCTCACGCCGCCGACGTGCGTAAACGCGGGCTCCAGGGCCTTCTTAGCCGCGTCGCCCTGGGCGGCGGCGTCCATCGACTCCTCGACCTTGGAGTCGTCAGCCATGTCGGCGGTGCCGTCGTCGTTGAACACCGGCAGGATCTCGGGCACCCAGACGTAACAGTCGTTGCGATCGTCCCACACGTTGGCGCCGTGCAGGCGCGCGCCCTCGAGCAGAAACCGCGGGCCCAGCGCGGTAAACCCGGGCACGCCGCTCGCGAGGTCCTCCCACACGTCGGCGACCACGCCGCGAAAAACGCAGGTGCCCACCGGCTCGGACTGGTCGGTGTCGTCCGGCGCGTAGGCCATGACCATGATGTCGTCCCACCAGTAGATGCCGTCGGGGCGCATGACCACGCCCAGTTCCTCGCCGTCGTTGGTGGTGTCCACGCCCCAGACCAGCCCGAAGTCGGTGACCAGCGGCGTGCTGGCCCCGGAGTTGCCAGGCACGATGATAGTGCAACTGTGCGCCGCCGCTCCGCTTTCGAGGTTCCAGCCGGACACCTGCAGGCGCGGTTCGTGCACCCAGGTGACCTTGGACAGGTCGCGGCCCGACTGGCGGCGGACCTCCTTTCGCTTCCCGTCGGCGCTGGTGGCGGTGGTGCCGCTGACAAACACCCGGCAGATGGGCGGCACAGACAGCGGGCTCCAGGTGGATGGACTGGCAGAAACCGCCATCAGGTGCCCTCCACGTCGCGCACCGCGGTGGCCGCCAGCGCGCCCGGCGCGCCCGGCGCGGTGTCGTCGGCCTCGGCGCTGGCGGTGTCGGTGTTCTCGTCGGTCACGCCGCCGGCGGTGGCCGCCCGGGCGCCGAACTTGACAGTCTGGCCGTGGCTGTAGGCGCCGGCCGAGGTGGTCAGGCTCCAGCGCTGCTGGCCGCCGGCGGCCAGCACCAGCGATGCGGTACCCACCGGCGTGACCCAGTCCATGGTGCCGGTGCCGTTGTCGTGATACACCCGGACCTGGCTGGCCGCCGCGGGCTGGGCGCCCAGGATGGTGGGCCGGCGCTGGTCATACCACCCGCTGACGGTGAACTCGGCCCCGGCGGTCGCCGCCACGGTAAGGCCGAAGGGCGAGCCCGGCCGGGTGACCTCGGCGGCGGCGGCGTCGAGCTCGAACTCGACGTATGCGGTGTTTTTCTCCTCGTAGGTCGCGTTGCGACCGCGGGCCGCGTAGCGGAAGGTGCCTGGGGCATCGCCGGTCAGCGCGGCCGACTCCCAGCCGCTGGCCTGGTCGGAGGCCACCGGGCTGTCGTAGTCGATGTCGCCGGACCCGCCGTTGCTGTAGATGTTGCAGTTCATGCCGCCCGACCAGGTCAGGGTGACCTTGTCGGTGTCGGGGTCGTAGGCGTAGGCCAGCCCGGTGGGCGAAGCCGGCCAGGTGGCGATCGCCTGGGACACCTCGTCCGTGTTGGGGTCTTCGTTGCCCACCAGGTCGACGCTGCGCACCACGTACTTGTAGGTGCCGTCAACCAGCGGCGCGCTGGTCCAGGAGTAGCTGGCGGCGGTGCCGGCCTGTACGGTGGCCACCGGCGAGTCGTAATCGACCGACCCGTCGCCGGCGTCGGTGTAGATGTTGAAATGGCTGAGGTCGTCGTCGTCAGTGGGCCGGGACCAGTTCAGCCGGACGCGGTTGCCGGGTATCGGCGTGCAGCCCGGGTCGTAGCCGGGGTCGCCGTTGAGCGGACCGACGGTCACGATCGCGGCGACCACGTCGCCCTCGTCGGGCGCGGTGAAAACCAGCGAGCGCTCGCGCTGCGTGGCGATCAGCTCGCCGTTGACATAGACCTTGAACCAGCCGCGGAATCCGCCCCAGGGGTCGCCCCAGCGCTGGCCCCATTTGGTGGGGCCCGAGTAGGTCCAGGACAGCCGGTAGGCCCGCGGGCCGAAGGCGGGGACCTCCTTGAGCGCGACGGCCGAAAAGCGCGGACCGGTGTCCTCGCAGTCGCCCCAGGGGTCGCCCCAGCGGTTGCCCCACTTCATGTCGATGAACCCCCCTGACTCGACCGGCTCAGCTGTCGCGCACCAGGTCGTATTCGATGACCGCCGAGATCTCCGCGCTGGACAGATCGGTCGGCGCGTTATTCTTGGTGATCTGCAGCTCCAGCACGTCGTTGGCGGCCACCTGCTGGTTCTGGTCGGGATCCAGATCGTACACCGTGTCGGCGGCGATCTCGGCGCCGTTGGTGCTCTTGGCGCTGGCCAGCAGGTTGTTGGTCTGCGTGAGGTTGGCCACCTGGAAGGTGTAGTTGTCGGTTCCGTCGCTGCTGGAGGTCGCGGTGTCGCTCACCAGCGAGACCTGGCGGATGTAGCTGGCCGCCGGCGCCACGAACAGGTAGCGATCGTCGCTGCCCGAAATGCCCCCGATGCGCACCATGCTGGTCGCGCGCGGCAGGGCGGTGTGCACGTGAGCGCCGGCGGCGAAGACGGTGAGCACGCCCAGGGTGGCGTGGTCCACGTCCACCTGGGCCACGGGCGGGTAGCCGGTCACGCGGGTGGCCGAAAGCGCGCCGCTGGCCGCCAGCCACAGGAAATCGCCGGCGCTGAACGACGAGGTGTCCACCAGCGCGTAGCTGGCTCCGTCGCGCAGCACGTAGGCGATCCCGTCGTCGGCCACCTCGTCGACGTCGCCGCCCTTCTCCATCACGATCAGACCGGCCAGGTCGCGGTAGCTGGCGGCGTTGGCCGCGGCGTAAGCGATCGAGGGTAGCCCGGTAGTGGCGTCGAACCCGGCGAACACCGCCATCTTGCCGCAGGTCAGCACGCCGCCGGTCTTGTTGACGCAGGCGATGACGGCGCCGCCGTGCGCGGTGGCCACCTTGCCCCGCAGCAGGCGCTGCACTTCGAGGATCTCGGAGCTGTGCTCGTTGTAGTCGCCGGCCTGGGCCAGGGTGGTGTCGGCGCTGCCGTCGCCAGTGGTGTCCTGGGCGTTGCCGTCCCAGTCGGCGTTGGGGAAGATCGCTGCGCTGAGTGCCATGTCCGAATTCTCCTTACGGCGCCCGGGCCTCAGCCCGGGGCCAGCTGCTGCAGAGTCACGGTGCCCTTGCAGCCGACCTTGCTGTCCGGCGGCTGGGGCGGGTAGTAGCGCGAGATGCGCGGGAAGCTCATCACGCAGTTAGCCCAGGATCCGGCGCCCCCGCGCTTCGAAAGCGTGCCGATGTTTTCCTCGCCGTCGAGGTTGATGGCGGTGAAGCCCTTCATCCCCGGGTACTGGTGGCGCACCAGGCGGTCGAAGTCCACGCTGTAGGAGGCGATGGTCTGCAGTGCGGCCTCCAGCGCGGTGTCGTTGGCGTAGCCGTGCAGCCAGAACTCCAGCGTCAGCCCGTTGCCGCCCAGGCGGTGCTCCTCGCTGAGGATGCGGGTATTGGAGGACAGTTCCACGCTGCCGATGCCGGTGATGGTGAAGGTGTACTCGTAGACGGCCATCTATCGGTTCTCCAGCGTCTGGCTGTAGAGGTTCTTGGCCGCGCGCTCGAGGTCCTTGGCGGCATTGAGCTGCTTGTAGGCGCGTTCGTACTCGTCGCGCCACCACCGGTAGTGTCCCCCGCCGCCCTGCTGGGTCTGGTAGCGCTCGGGCAGGGGCGGCGCGGGCTGCCAGAACTGCTCCTGGATAGCCTCCCACCTGGTGTAGCCTTTGTCGTCTTTGAGGTTGATTCCGGCGTAGCCCATGCGCTGCAGCGCGATCGCCCGCGCCAGGCTCTGGGTCTGCTCTTCCATGCCGCGCGCCCGGGCAGCCTTGGCGGCCGGGGTCGAGGGCATGTCCTGTTCGCGCCCAAACGTCGATTTAGCGGTGGCAACCACCCGGCTGTGCCGCACCGCGGGGCCGACCTCGGGCTGTTGCTCAGCGGCGGCGCGCTTGGCGATAAGCAGGCCGGGCGTGCGTGCCATTTTGCTGATGTCCTGGTACTTCTGGGCCAGGCTCGCGGGATCCTTGAGCAGCATCATCAGCGCTTCGCGCTCGCGGCTCTCCGCGAAGCCGAGCTCGGTCAACCGCGTTTCAGTGTCGTAGCCGCCGCGCTTGAGCGCCTGCAGACGCCCCATAAAGCCCTCATCCGCCGCACCCATCTGCTTCCAGATGTCCTGCTTGCCGGGGTCCATCAGGCCGCGTCGGGCGATCTTGGCGAACGTTCCGAGCCGGCCCGTGTCCTTCTTGATGAACTTCGAAAGCTCGGCCATGACCGCGTAACCCATCAGCGGGTCCTCGTAGGTGGCCAGCCCGCGCTGGCCGGCCTCGGCCAGCTGCTGGGCCTCGAGCGAGCTGGCTTCACCCGCGGCGTAGGGCGCGCGCGCGGCCACGCCGGCCGGCAGCTTCATGGCCATGCCCAGGCCCACGGCGCTGCCGGCAGCTTCGGACTCGACACCCGCCAGGCTCAGCCGGTGCGCCGCCTGCAGGCCCTTGATACCGGCCTCGGGGCTGCCCAGCTGGGCCTGCAGCTGCTGGCCCACGCTCCAGGCCTTGCCGGGGCTCCAGGTCGGCGCGGCGGCCGCCATTCTGCGGGCCACGTCCCCGCCCTTGCCCTGCTCCTGCATGAGCGCCAGCGCCAGCACGTCCTTGCCGGTCTTGGCGGCCTGCTGGCCGGTGTCCTGCAGCTTCTTGATCCACTGGTCGTGCAGGCTGATCGCCTTCTGGAGCCCGCCGAGGATGGCGCCGAACCCGAACGCGCCGGATAGCCCGGCGGCCAGGTTGCGGGCCATGCCCAGGGCCTTGTTGAAGTCCTTGGTCTTGCGCTTGGTCTGTTCCATGCGGCCCTGGATCTTGCCCAGGGCGCCGAGCATTTTCTGCTCGAGCACGTCGATCCGCAGGGTGATGGCATCAGTCGCCATTGGCAAGCACCTCGCTCATCACGCAGACATCGGCAGAGGTCGGCCGGTAGCGGGGCGCCAGGCCCCGGAGCCACAGCAGGAAGTCACTCACCCGGCGGCCTCCGTCACCGCCTCGTTTTTTTTTACGAGGGCGTCGGTCAGCGCCTGCAGTCCCGGGAGGTCCACCAGCACGCGCAGGACCTCGGCCATGTTGCGGGTGGTCAGCAGCTCGAGCAGCCCGCACTCGGCCAGGCCCAGCCGGTAGTTGGTGGCCAGCACGCGCACGCAGCGCGCGAACTGCTCCTTGCCGTCGAGCTGGACCGCCCCGCCGGCGTTTTCGGCGTTGAAGATGGTCTCGGCCACCGACTGCGCATCCTCCCACAGCTCCGCCAGGCGGGGGACCACGTTGCCGGTGACCAGCTCGCCGTTGGCGTCGAGCGAAACGCTGGTCTCCAGCGCCGGGTACCAGCGCGGGGCGTCCTCGTGCAGCGTCCAGCGGCGGGCCACCGGCACCAGCCAGGCCTCGCCGCCAAGGTCCACGGGCCGGCCGTCGACGATCTCGTCGCCGGGCCGCAGCAGCTCGGCGGCCGTGGGGCGGGCGGACCGCCACATGCCCACCCAGTAGCGCGCACCGGGCGCCTGGCGCCACTCCTGCGCGGGCAGCTCGCAGCGGCGCGTCTCGGCCTCGACATCGGGATGGGTGACCAGCAGCCCCTGGGTACCGTCCGGACCCTGGCCCACGGTCATCGCGGGCTTGAGCCCCCGCAGCACCGACCGCAGCGCCGCGCCGCCGTAGGCCTCGCAGACGGCGTTGTCGATGGCCATGTTGCAGTGGCCCGGCAGGTAGTAGATGAATCCGCGCATGATCCCCCCTTGAGCCCGTGATCAGGTGATGGCGCTGGCCGCCGAGAACGTGACTATCTGGTTGCTGGTGTCCCAGATGGGTGCAAAGTTGATGGCCACGGCCACCACCTGGCCCTGCGCACCGGACAGCTCCTCGATCCACATGGGGCTGTCGTTGCCGGCGATGGTCATCTTGATGTGCTCGGAGGTACCGGCGGCCACGCGGGTGCCGGCGCCGTCGACCTTGCGCAGGTAGATCTCGCTGTCGGTGGCGTTCTGGCGCAGCCCGGTGGACGGGTCGAGCGTGGCGCCCACGTCCAAATCCTGGCTGATGATGCTGATCAACGGCTGGCGGCCGTCGATGCCCACGTGGTCGGCGTAGGGCTGGCCGTCGCCGCCCAGCGGACCGCGCAGCTGGATGTTGGGCGCGAACTCGACCATCTGCACCTCGTTGATCTGGGTGCCGTTGGCCTCGCACTTGCCGGCCAGGTAGCGGCTGCCGGTGGTCACGCTGGGGACGTTCTGGTCCGCGGTCCGGCTGAGCGCCGCGGTGGTCTTGTCCGCGCTGCGGCCCACCGCCACGCACTCCATCACCGCGATCGCCTTGTGCCCCGCGGCCAGCCGGGTGGGGATCACCAGTCCGTTGGTCAGCGAGTACTTGTCGCCGGTGCTGGTAACCGTGCCGTCGGCGGTCTGGTTGCGGAAGTAGGCGTTGAACGCCTGGCTCATCGAGACACCCTCGATGAGGAACTTGTTGCTGTTCAGCGCCAGCAGCGCGCCCACGTCGTAGGTCGAGAACGTGACCACCGGCAGCGCGTCGAGCAGCGCCGCGAACGTGGGATCCAGCTGCCCGTCACCGAACAGGTGCTGGAACTCCAGCCCGGTCGCCTGGCGCAGGTTGTGCGCCTCGTAGGACGTGCCGTTGAGCTCGACGCAGCCCTGTGTGCCTCTCTGTGACATCTCAGTCCTCCTTCGCCGGGCGGACCAGCAGGTCAACCTCGGCGCTGTCGATGGGTTCGCCTTCCGGCGTGGCGATCTCGGCGGCAACCACGCAGGCCAGCGGCGTGCGACCCGGCGCCGGCGGCCGGCAGACCAGGTGCATCTGCAGCTCGACCGCCCCGCTATCCATGCCCGGGGGGCGCAGGCTGCGCGCGGTCCAGGGCAGGGGGCTGGCCACCCGCTGGTGCCCGTGCCGGACCACCATGCGGACCAGCAGGTCGACCGGCTCGGGTGCCGAAACGGTCACCACAGCCGGCGTCGACTCGCGCGCGGCCAGCTCGGACCGCTCCAGCTCCATCGAAACGCTGGCCACCGGGCGCTCCTGCCCGGCTGCGGGGCGGGTGGGTAAATTGGACTTTGTCTTGCTCATGATGGCTCCTTTGCTATGCGCCCCGGCGGAACAGGCGCGCGATGCCGCCGCGCAGCATGTCCATGCGGCCGACGTAGCCGGCCGGCGCGTTGCCGCCGGTACCGGTCTTCTTGGCCAGCCACGTCTTCAGGTGCTTCATGACCACGTTGGCGATGGTCTCTACCTCTTTGTCGGTCAGCTTGGTGAGGAAATCGGAGATGGACTTGCCCCACTTGCGGCGGCGGATCGTGGCGTAGTTGCGCCCGTCCCGGGTCATGGTATCGGTGACCGAAATGATGACGCGCCCGCGCTTCTGGGTGGCCTTGAACTCGGCGCGCTCTGTGGCGTCGCGCAGCCGGCCGTGGTACACGAACGGCAGGTCGTGCCCCTTGCGGGTCAGCTTGCGCTTGCGGTAGCGCGGCGACACCTCGGGGTAGCCGTAGGCTCGGCCGCCCTCGCCGGTGAAGTGCCGCGGACGCATGTTCTTGTGCCAGTAGCGCAGCCCGGCCATGACCGCCTCGCGGATGGCCTTCTTGACCCCGCGGAGCTTCTTGGCGGGATCCCAGTTCACGATCAGGCGGGCGCGCATAACCATGATCAGGCCGCCACTCCATCGGGCCCGTAGGGCAGGCGCACCGTGCAGATAAGGTGGTCGCCGTCGCCCTCGCGGGCCTGCTTGCCGGCGCGGAAGGGGCCCTCGATGGGATCGCCCTCCATGCGCACGGTGTTGAGCAGGTTGCCGGTGGTGTCCTCCTCGGCGGCCTGCAGCATCTCGCTGAGGATGGCGCCCACGCGGTTCGTGAAGTCCCTGAAGGACTCCTGCTCGCTGTGCGCCGGGTCTACGGCGCCTTCGAAGATGATCACCGCGGTGCCGTTGAAGATCCGGGTGTTCTCAACCGCGCCTCCGAGTTCGATGTCCACAAACGCGCAGGGCCGGCGGTTGTTCTTGACGACCGACTCCTCCTCGCTGTAGTCGCTCTCGTGGATGTAGGCCTCGGCGGCGGCGGCGTCGGCGGCGCCCGTCCAGGTCTGGAACGTGCTGCTGGCCGCCACGAGGTTGATAAGCTTGTCGAGCGCGCTGGACCAGACTCCGGTGTAGCTGATGGCCACGATCAGCCCCCCCTGTGTGGCGCGGCGCTGGTGCGCACGCGGATACTGCGTTCGTAGCTGTAGAGCACGGTGCCCTTGCCGCGGTTGGTGATGTCCTTGACGGGGTACTCGACACCGTCGACCGTGAACGAGTCGCGGCGGTCGGGGTTGGTGGCCACCGTCAGCTTCATGCGGATCGTGCCCCGATAGGTGACGGTGTCCTCGTCGGGATCCTCCCGGAATGGCGTGGACTCCTCCTGGACGATGCCGGTGGTCGAGACCGGCGACTGGCCGTATGCGGTGAACACCAGCTCGCGCGCGAACTCCGCGAAATGCTCGTCGAGGTCGTCGATCATCTCGTCGTCGTGCGCGCTGGTGGTGGCTGCGGCGCTGGCATCGGCCAACAGCAGCGCGACCAGGGCGGACACCGGGCCATACCCGCCGCTGGCCGCGTCGTAAGGCTGCAGCGCGAGGTGATACACCGCATAGTCCAGGCCGGTCAGGTCGTCAAGGGTTCCGTTGCCGGTCAGCGTGGTGCCGTGGGTGGTCCAGGCCGCGTCGTTGGGCTTCTGGTATAGCAGCAGCGACGTCTGGCCGGCGTTGTTGGTGCCGGTCACGGTCACCGACCCGTCGCCGTCGTCGGCCACGGCGATGCCCGGGCGCGTGAACGTGGGCACGTTGCTTTCGCCCGGCTGCCACCAGAAGGGGCGAATCAAGGTACATCCTCCCAGGCGGCGCAGTTGATCGGCCCGGTGGTGTCGGCAGCGACCGCGGCGCCAGCGTTATCGGTCAGCGCGCGCCGGTACACTGTGGCGTCGCCCGCGGCGTTCCAGATATATTCGTAGGTCGTGTCACCAAGCTCTATTGTGCGCTTGCGGGTCATGTGTTCCAGGACCAGGTCAAGGCCCAGCCCGTTGCGGATGGAACTTATATTGTCAATCATCGCAAGGAGCATTGATTGACTGATTTCGGTCGCGGCGCTTTCTGCCAGCGCCGTGCTGTCCACAGCATCTTCGACCAGGTCCATTGCATTGCCCGCCTGCGCGGCAGTCTTCGCGGCATCATAGTCGCCGTGTAGGGTGACGCCGGTTCCGTCGCTGCGCGAAGACACGTCTACATCAAGATGCGCCATTTCAGTGTCATATTCGCCAGCGGGTGCTAGCCCTGACTGGATTTCTGTGACGGCATCGGCCTTTAAAGCGGCTGCGTCCACAGCATCTTCAACCAAATCCATCGCATCGCCCGCCTGCGCCGCGGTCTTCGCGGCGTCATAGTCACCGTGCAACGTTACGCCCGTTCCGTCGCTGCGGGAACTGATGTCGGCGTCTAGGTGCCCCAGAAGAGTATCAAGGTCCAACGCACCATCGTCACTGATCGGCAGGCCACCGGCAGCGTCAGCGGCGGCATTTGGAAGCGCCGTTAGCCCCGCCCGCACGCCATCGCGGAAGTTCGCGTTGATGAGTTTTAGGCTGATTGCCTTGTCGATCATCCCGGCGGCCTGCAGACTTATTGTCACTGCGTCCACGCCCGAGGCCAGCGCAGCATCGGGGATGTGCAGCTGATACAGCCCCTTCTGGTTGGTGCTGTCAACCTCGCACCATTTGCCGCTGCTGTAGGAGTCGCCCGCCGTGCCCGCTGACAGGCTAATGGCTTGCCGCGTTGCGCCCTCTCGGCAATAGCTGGCGGTTACGTCGCCATGTGCCAGACCGGTTTTGCCGGCTCCGGTCGAGGAATCGCGGACCATGACCTCAAGAATTTTGCTCGTGGTGGCCTTGACCAAAAAATCATCGAACATTTATCAGTCCTCCACCACAATGACATTGCCGCCCGTTAGCGGGACCTCGGCCATGTTTGGCAGTTGCATGTATACCTGCGTGGCCGCATCATTCCCGAAGACGCCCTTCAGCCGAAAATACCGCTTGTCGGTGTCCAGCGCCTTCATCCACGTTTCAAGTTGCGCCAAGGTCTTGCCGGTCTGCCAGTCGGGCGTGCCGTCGTCGTAGCTCACGTCAAAGGTCACGTCATCGTATGACACTCGCGGATCATCGTCGGTCGGCAGCGCAATGTCATCAGCAAGCGTGGCAAGCACCGAACCATCCCACGTGTTACCCTCGCCGGCGTCTAGCACTGTTGAGCCGTCCTCGCCGCCGGTGTCGTAACCGTCCAGGTATTCCAGTTCGGACAACTCCCACGGAGTGGAAAACGCCTGGTAGCAGTTGATCTGGAATCCGATATTGGCGACACCATTGTCAGTCAGTTGCTCGAAAACGCAGAATTTATTGTCTTCCAGGTCCGGAAGAGCTATACAGATTCTGAAGATCTGGAACACGTTGTAGACTGGGTCCCAATCCCACTCGAACCAGATGTCGAACGTGTCGCCAACATCACACAACGTATTGACGAAACACCTGCGTGTAATAGTGTTTGCCTCGATCAGCGCAATGTTTCCCGATCCATCGAAAAACACCTTTGGCACTTCATCGTTGTAGTCAAGACCAGAGGCATCCCGCGTGAACCCAATCCCGCAATATCCCTTTTCGTTCATCTTTATACGCGCGCGGAATGCGCCGGGGTTAGTGGTCGAAACTAATGCGGTGCGGACACCGTTGGCGTCCCATCCGCCCGCGCCCTTGAACTTGATGACGCCACTATCAACGGTGACGTTTGTTCCGCTGTCCACTTCAGTCAGGTGGCCGAAATCAGTAAAGTTGTCATCCTGCCATGACTGCTGGAGCTTCAGCCGACACGTGCGACCACCAGAGCCGGGAACGTGCTCCAGCTTATCGGAGTCGGAGAGCGTCAGAGCGTCTCTGAACCAGCGCGTGCCCATCTACCTCTCCTCGGGAGCGGCCGCCGGGTTGAATTCGCCAGTGGTCGGCGGGTCGCCGATAGCGTCTCTGCGGCGGATGGCCTCAGTACGCACGCGGTCGCGCTCGACAATCATCTCGGCCGCGACTGACTTAGACACCCCCAACGCTTCTAAGTCCGCGCTTGTGACTGTTGGGGCTGTGGCGTAGCCGCCGATTATCTCAGCCTTGAAGCCAGACCCGCCGAGCACGCGATTAGAGCTATCGGTGCGCCAGTCGTCCAGAACATCCTGCGGGTCCTGCTGCGAGGGGCCAGACTCGTCCGCTATGTCGATGGCTTCCAGCAGCGCGTCACAGTAGGCCCGCAGCTTGCGGATTTTGTTGGGGTCCATGTCGGCTAGTCCTCCGTTGTTACGGCCCCCCGGTGTTAGCAGCCGGCGCGCCGCCGCCCGCGTAGTGGTACGCCAGGCCGCCGCCCAGGGCGGCCAGCAGCAGCGTGGACAGTAGGCTAATCAGCACGCCGGCCACCACCTGGCGCCAGTCGATGCCGCGCGTTGCCACTGCGGCCGCGGCCTGCGTGTCGGCGGTGCATGCGTGGCGCTCCAGGTGCCGGCCCAGTTCGGTGCACGGCCGGGCCGGGTGCGCGGTGGCGTCGGCGCGGTGTTCAACCAGGCCCTGGCACGGTTGTGCGGGGTGTAGGCTCGGGACGCTGACGTGGTCGGCCATTTGCTGGCGCAGGCCGGCCAGCTCCTCGCGGGTCTGGCCCACCAGGCCCTTGACGCTCGAAAACTCCGTGCCGCAGTCTTTGCGCAGGCCGCGCACTTCGGTCAGCAGGTCGCCTATGCGGTCGGTGGTCTGGTCAGGCATCTGCGCGTCACCTGTCAGGCTGCGACGTCCAGCCAAGCTGGCGCCGGCGCTTGTCCACGTATTTGTCCAGGTCGCTTTCGCTGGGGATGTAGTTTTTCATGTGGTCGCGGAAGTCGCCCCAGCGTAGCTTGGCTTTTTCGCCGGCCTCCAGCAGCACGTCGCCCAGCTTGCGGTCCTTGCGCAGCTGGTAGACCACCCACCCGCCCAGCAGCAGCGCCACAACGCCCAGGGCCGCCCACATCACCCACGGGTGGGCCAGCAGCCAGGCAATGCCCAGGCTGGCCACGCCCGCCAACACAAAGGCCACAACGCCCACCAGGCACTTGACGCGGTAGCCCGACGCGAATACTACGCCCAGCACGCACAGCACGGCCAAGAGGAAGCACACGCCGGCGGTAATATGCATTACGCGCTGCCGGGCCGCGGCCTCGGCGGCCCGGGCGCGTTGCTCGGCGTCGACGGCGGCCGCGCGGTGCTGGGCCGCGTCGCGCTCCAGGGCGTCGGCCCTGGCGTGCTCCTTTTCGGCGTGGGCGCGCCACTCCGCGGCGCTGCGGGGCTGTTTGCCAGTTTCGGGCAACGTCACCCGCGGCACACCCGGCAAGGTGGCACGCCGGCACCCGGTGCCGGCCAAGATGCCGACGACCAGCAGCCCCAGCAGTGCCGCGGACCGCAGCTTGTGAGTATGGGCTCCTGGCATGGCTGTCCCCCCGGCAGACCGCGGCGACCTCGCTACTCGAACCGGCCGACGATCTGCTTGTGTTTGATGCGGATGTCGGGCTTGCCGTCGATCTCGGCGACCACGGTTTTCTCGGTCACGTCGTTGACGCTGATCCGCCGCGGTTCGCCCTTGTATTCGACCAGGAGTTCGTCGCCGGGCGCAAGCTCGTCGAGTTCGAAACCCTCGCCGACCTTAACGAGTTGCCCTCCGGGCTCCGCGACCGGAGCGGATGCCGGCGTGGCCGGCTTGACGGGTACGCGCGAGGGCTCGACGGGAGCGGCCACCGGGTCAACCGGGACGGGCCAGTCGCGGACGCAGCCGGTGCAGCTGGCCACCTGGTAGGCCTGACCATCGACCGCGAAGGAACGGTCCGTGAACTTCGCAGAGTTGCCGCACTCGGGGCAGACAAGGTCTTTCGCGTGTACTTCGGTCATGTCGGTCTCCTAGAGTACCACGGCCTTGACGCTGAAGGTGAAGCTGGTGTCTGCGGGATCGTCGGCGTCGTTGGTGGTCACGTACTTGACGCGCAGGCGCCGGCCGATGATGTTGCGGATGGCGCCGGCGTTCAGTGAGGCCGCGGCCTCGAACGTGGCTTGCGCCAGGCTGGCGTCGAGCTTGGCGATGTGCCGCTTGGCACCGCCGTTGCCCAGGACCTGCGTGAAGTGGCAGATGTCGATCCAGTTGGTGTCGTCCAGCTGGGTCTGCACGTAGGCGTCCAGCGTGTCGCCGACCTCCTTGGCCGCGGCGGTCACGTCGAGCTGCAGCAGCAGGGCCACGATCGGCCCTGGTTCCTGGATGTTGACCGCGGAACCGTAGCGGGCGGCATCCGAGCCGCCCGCCGAGCTGCCGGTGACCGTGGCGCTGGCGAACAGAGTGAGCGGTTCCTGTTTGCTGGTCATGTCGGTCTCCTGGTGCCGGGGGGCCGCATTTGCGGCCCCCCGACTGGATATCCGCTAACGCTGCGGGTCAGGCCGGGTTGCCGATGGTGATGGCGTTGTCGCCGACCTCGGCTTCGGCGGTGTCCTCGGCGATGTTGCCGGACCACACGTCGCCGGACGCGCCCGCCTTGTAGAGCCCTGCGGCCGCGTAGTCGCCGGCCATCAGGTTCCCGGTCACGCAGTTGCCACCGCTGGAGGTACCTGAAAGGTCCAGGGCCAGGGTGCAGACCGCGGCCACGGAGCCGGCCGCGTTTATGCCGTACTCCATGAAGATGTTGTCCTTGACCAGGCAGACCCGGCCGTTGATGTTCACGGCGGTCACGCAGCTGAAGAACTTGCAGCGCTCGATGCGCCATGCGCTGTAGCTCAGGCCGCCGGCTTCCACGCCCAAAATCGCCACGCCGTGGGTCGCGGTGTTCATGTAGTGGAACTCGCAGTCCGAGATCTCGACGTTGTCGGAGTTGCAGACCGGCGAGTAGATCGCCTTGTGCGAGGCGGTCTGGCCCTGGAAGCGGCACTTGTGGATCCGCGCGTGGTTGGCGCTCGAGAGCTGGATGGCCGCCGGCGTCCCCGCCGAGTAGGCCGGGGGCTTGAAGTAGATGTTCTCCACTTCGAGGTAGTTGGCGTTCAGCGTGCAGCTGACCGTGTCGGCGCCGCTGGTCCACTGGCACTCCTTTGGCCTGCGGCCCGCGCCGATGATCTTGACGCCGGCGGTGTCGAAAGTTACGGCCTCGCTGAAGCTGCCCAGCGCGAAGATCGTGGTGTTGGCGTCGGCCAGGACCTCGGCCCTGGTCAGCGTGGCCACCGGACGCCGGGGGCTGGACCCGTCGTTGCCGTCGTTGCCCAGCGAGCTGGATACGAACAGGATCTTGCCCAGCGGGTTGGCCTTGGCCACCGCGCCGGCGAAGAGCTGCTCCTGCGCCCGCCGGAGATGCTCTGCGAAGTTACCCATGTTTCAGTCCTCCCGATTCGCCGCGGAGTGGCCGCGGGGTTGTGCCGGCCGGCGGCCCCGGGTTGCGCCGGGGCCGCCGGGGGCAATGTCAGGTGCTTACGCGGGGTTGGTGCTGGCCTCGATGCACTGGACCACGTAGACGTAGTCGCGCGCGCCGACCTCGCAGTCCCAGCTCATCCGCGCCTGGAAGGCGATGTCCGAGCGCAGGTAACTCTCGGTCTGGGTGCCGAGGGTCACGTACTCGAAGGTCATCTTCCACTTGCGGACGAACTGCTTCTGGAACCAGCCCATATACCAGGCGCTGGTCGAGAGGTCGTCGAGCTTCGGCGAGCTGAGCACCCGCGGGCGGTAGCGGCCCTTGGGCCCCCAGCTGTTGATCTCGTTGAGGCTGCCCGGCACCATTTCGCTGCCGGTGATGCGGTCGGCCTTGCCGGCCAGCGCGTTGGGCACCAGCAGCGTGCAGCGGCTCATCGGGATGCTGATGCGCTTGCCACGGCTGTTTTTCATGGCCGCCAGCAGGGTCTGGGCGTTGTCGAGGTCGGTGTAGTCCTCGAGCGCGTTGTTCTGCACCTGGGTGCCCAGCGAGGCCCGCGCGCCCGGGCTGCCGTCGGTGACGATGTACAGCACGGTGCCCGAGCCCCCGAGGTGCAGGACGTAGGGCTCGCGGCTGTTGCCGCCGTCGAAGTCGGTGACGCGCTTGAGGGTCTGCTCCTCGATCTCCTCGGCGGAGATCTCGCCCAGCGCGTTGACCCGCTCGACGATGTTGGCCAGGTCGTTCTCCTGGATCATCTCCTTGGTGATGGAGATGCGCCGGCCGTTCTTGTTGCTGGCGATGGTGTACTTCTCCTCCCCGGCGCCGATCTCGGGGTAGTCCTCGCCCTCGCCCACGCGCTGCTTGTTGCCGCCGTTGCTGGTGATGCCGGCGATCTGCGTGAAGCGCTTGTTGTCCTGGCGCTCGGTGACCAGCTCCTGGCCGATGGTCGGCACCGCGTCGTAGGCGTCGTTGACCGCCGCGACGGTGAGGTTGCCGGCCAGCATCGGGAAGGCGTCAGCCATGATCGCGCGCTGCACGCCCAGGCCGTCGTCCATGGTCACCTCGACCGGCACGCCGGCCAGCGCGCGGTACATGTGGCCGAGGTCGCGGATGCTCTCCCAGGAGAGCTTGCGCCGGCCGTCCTCGCCGCGCTGTTCGATGAGGCCCAGCATCTTGCGGGTGAAGGCCTGGGGCTCCTTCTGGGCCAGCTGGCGCAGGTCGTAGGACGACATCCCCGGCCCGCTGTCCAGCGAGATGTTGGACGCCAGCCGGTGCCTGGGGCGCGGCTGGGCCTTGTTGGTGGTTTCCTGTGGCATTTTGGTCTCCTCTCTCTCTCGGCCGCGACTACCGCGACTACTGGACGAGCGCCGCGTAGTAGCTGGCGGCCGCGTCGATGAAGACGCCGACGTAGGACACGCTGCGCAGCGTGGTGCCCTGGTCCGGCGAGGCGTCGTCGGCCAGGTGCCCCTGCATGGCCGGGTAGTGGTCGAAGTCGGCCACGTAGGCCACGGCGTTGCTGCCGCTCTCGGCCAGGGTCTCGGCGTCCGACCAGTAGAGCGCCGCGCCCAGGACCGGGTCGCCGGCCGCGGACAGCGCGAACTCGAAGATGTCGCCGGGCCGGGGAACGATGATCGGATAGTAGCCCGCGCGATCGCCGCTCTTGATCTCGCAGGCGGCGATGGCCACGTTGGCCGCGCCGTTGAAGTCCGAGTCCATCTCGACCCACTTGCTGTTGCCGTCGGCGGTGAGCTCGATGAGCGCCCCGGCCTTGACCGCGGCGGTGGACCCGGCCTGGAAAGCGCCGGGGTAGATCAGCGGTTCGGGCGCGCCGAAGATGTTCCTGCGGAAGCGCGCGAAGTTGTTGGTCGTCATGCTTCAGTCTCCTCTCTCGTGGCCGCGGCCGCGGCTAGCCGGCGATGGCCCGGATCGCGACGTCGTCGTCGAGGTCCTCGACCTTCTGCGGGGCGCCGGAGCGCTCCTGGCCCTTGCCGTGCTCGCCCGGCTCCTGGGGCTCGGTGCTGCCCACCGGGGCGCTCTGGCGCTTGGCCTCCTCCAGCAGCGCGCGCCGGTACTCCTCGAAGCTGCGGAACTCCTTGACCGCCTCCTCGCCCTCGGCGTTGCGCACGACCTTGCCGCCGGCCAGCAGCAGCCCCTCGGCGTACTCGCGCAGGGACTCGGGACAGACGGCCATCACGCGCTCGCGCAGGACGACTTCCTCGCTGCGCTCGCCCGCGGGCTTGTGCTCGCGCACGACCTTGACGGGGTCCACCGGGGTGTCCTCGCCGGCTGGCGCCGAGCGCTGACTCGCGGCGTCGAAATCCTTCTTCAGCGCCTCGAGCGTGTGCTCGGTAAGCTCGTCGGGATCGAGCCCGCGGGCCTCCAAGTACTGCTTGAACTTCGGATCCATGCTTCTGCTCCTTTCTCGCGTCCGAGACGCTGCCGGCGCCACACTGGCTCCGGCCTGATTGCGGGGGTCTTCTTCGTCGCCGAAGAAGCTGCGTTTCAATGCGTCGGCGTCGGCGGGTACCGGCACCACGCTGATCTCGAATAGCTCCCACTCTATGATCACCCGGGCGGGTCCGACCACCTTGCGGTCGCCGGTGCCGTAGGTCTCGTTCTCGCCCAGGCGCATGATCTCGACGGGCAAGAACCCGACGCTGAGCGCGCTCAGGAACCCGTCGCGCACCAGCGTCCATATTTCCTCGGCGCGCTTGGTGGCCGCGAACTCGATCTCGACCAGCAGCTTGTCCTGCTCGATCCAGACGCGTAGCGCCCGGCCGATGATCGCGCCGGCCTCGTAGCGGTTGTGGGTGTCGAGGATCACCGGGTTCTTGCGAAAGCGATCGAGGTTCGCGCCGCTCATGCGCAGGTGCTCGGGCCCCGCCCAGGTCTCGACCCCGCCCTCGGTGGCGGCCACGAAGGTGGCCTGGCGCTTCTCGGCGTCTACCGCCCGGACTTCGATGCGCTCGGGGTAGAACAGCCCGCGGGTGCGGGCGCGGGCGGGCTCGCGGCCCGCGGAGCGAAGAGTCTTCTGCGTGCGTCTGGCCATCAGTTGCCTCCGAGGGTGTTCTGAATCAGAGCCAGCAGCCCGCGCCTGGCCGGCGGGGGCGGATCGTCGTCCTTGTCGTCGTCGGTGTCGGCGGCCGCGGGCTCGAAGGCCGAGTCGGGCGCGCGCGCCGGGAGTTTCATGTCCTTGCGGAGCTTGATCTCCAGCTGCTCGGCCTTCAGGCACTGGCGCAGCACGGTCGGGAAGTCCTTGCCCTTCGAGGCGCAGATCTCGTAAGGTGAAGTAACCTTCATCTCCAGCTCGATCTGCTTGCCCTTGGCCTCCTTGACCGGGTCGACCCAGTCCCAGCCGTTGGGGATCCACTTGACCTTGCGTATGTCGGCAAGCTCGACGCCGGCGGAAACCAGCAGCGGCTCGCCACGCAGCAGCGCGTCCTCCATGACCGTGCGCCACTCCCACTTGAGCAGCTTGCTCTCGAACCAGCGCTGCAGCACCACGTAGACCTGGCGGGACTCCATGAGATCCGTGCGCGCGCTGCTGTAGTTAGCCTGGCTGAAGTCCTTGAGCACCACCTGCCAGGAAACGCCCAGCGCGGCGCCGATGCGCCTGGCCAGCAGCAGGATGAAGGGCACCAGGTCGCTGCCCGGGAAGTTGGGAATGATGGTCTGGACTTCCTCGCCCGGGAAGAGCTTCATGATCATGCCGGGCTCGAGCGTGTCGTCGAGCTTGTAGCCGTACTTTTCGGCGGTGATGTCCAGGATCTGGTCGGCCGGCAAGGGGCTCTTGATGAAAATGCTTAGGCAGGCCGAGATCTGCGTGCGCTTGAGGCTGGCCACAATCAGGAGATCCAGGTCGCGCAGGTCCTGGAGCACCGCGTGGAACAGCGGCACGCCGCGGCTCTGGCCCGGGCGCTTCGTGAACTTCAGGTGCTTGACAACGCCGGCCTCGACACGCGCGAACTTGCGGTCGGCGGCGTCCAGCAGAGACATCTTGCCGGGGTGCGTCTTGCGGATGTGGAAAGCCACGATCCAGCCGCTCTCGTCGCGCTCCACACCCTCGCGAATGCGGCCGGCCAGCTCCTCGCCGGCCAGCTGCTGCGGGGTGGCCAGGCGGTCGCTCTCGATGATCTCGAACCAGACCGGGTCGGCGCCGTAGCGTCGCGGGCGGCGGGCATGCTTGACCAGCACCTCGCCGTCCTCGATGACCTTGCGCGCGTTGAGGCGCTGAGCCTCCTCGTAGTCGAGCAGATCGGCCGGGTAGAGCGAGTCCTTGCGCAGCTCCCAGACGGCCTCGAGCGCGTCGTCCTTGGCGTCGTCGCCGGTCTGGGCCTGCGGGGTCATGCCCGTGCCGATCCAGTTGTGCACGTAGGTACCGGTCAGGCCGCTGGCCACCGGGTCGTCGCGGTTGACCTCCCGCGAGCGCGACACCAGCTGCTTGCGGCCGCCGGTGATCTCGCCGTCGGCGTCGCGGCTGGTGCCGCCCCAAGGGGTCTTCTGGCTGCCGGCTGCCGCGTTGCGGTAACCGCGCGCGCGCATCAGCGTGAATACGTTCTCGCGGTAGTCGATGTCGCGCTCCATGCGCCGGAAGTGCGAACGCATGAAGGCCTTGCGGGGGTTGAACAGACCGATGACCGTGTCGACGGCCCGCTCGATGCGGTTGCCGTAAGCGCGGGTACGCATCGGCATGACCATCAGCGGCCCCTGGCGCTGTACCCGGTACGGGCGGTGATCAGCCGATTGCCGGCGCCGGCGCGCTGGTCCACGCCGGATTCGGCAGCCTTGATGGCGTCCTTGAGCCCCTCCAGGCTGGCACGGCGCTCCATGGCCATGCCGTCACCGCTGGAGCTCTTGAGCAGCCCGGCGTGCTGGGCCTCGGCCATCGCGTAGTACTTCCAGGCGCTGGCCCACGACTCCGACTCGATCGCGTCGTAGCAGTTGCCCAGTGCGGCCTGGAAGTTTGCCTTGCTGATGCTGGTGGCCAAGATCGCCGCTCCAAAAAGAAAGCGGCCGCCTGCTGATGCTTCAGCAAACGGCCGCGAAGGTCTCGCGTCTGTAGTGAGCCCGGACCGGGGGCGTTGGCGTGCGTCAGCGCACTGCCAAGGCCCCCGTCGGACTGTCCGCCACTACCTCATGAGGTGCTCCCCCTCAGGGCTGCAAGGCGTGCCTTGCCTCTCACGCCTATAGCATACCGCGAAGCACCCCGCGAAGACAAGACCCGAAGCCATTTTGCGCGCCAAGTTGGATGTGACAGGCGGCCAGCGGCTTAGGCGCGCTTTGCGCGCCGAGCCCGGCGCAGGTATTCGGTATTGACATCCGCGGGCACCGGCGTATCCTATGAGTAGCGGGCATGGCGGGCTATCTCAGAAGCGGAAAGGGGCAAACATGCAACGCAAAGCCAGGAGTAGTGCCGCGGCCGTCGCCGTGGTCGCAGCGATCGCCGTGGCGGTCGCCGCGGAAGTGAACGCGCCGGCGAAGCCGGCCGCGGCAGGGGCGGTCGTAAACAACCGCAAGGGCCGCGCCAGGCTGGTGGAGCTGACCGCCCGGTACCAGGTGCTCCAGCAGGAGTCCGAGGCCATCCAGCGGGCGCTGAGCGGTGCGAAGAACAAGCTGACCGGCGATCAGTGGAACGCGGTCAAGCGGCTGGGCGGCTCGCGGGGCACCGTTGACTGCTACCGCAACCGGATCGATATGCAGCTGGTGCTGCGCGGCGGGTGGCTGCACGCGCAGATGACCAACAAGGGCACCACGACGCTCTACAACGTCCACCCGCGGCCCGAGCTGCGGTCCGGCACGGGCAGCCGGCTGCCGGCGGTCAAGAGCAGCCCGGTGGCCATGCTGGCGCCCAAACAGATCGCGCGGTTCCGCTGGCCCGCACAGGGCGCCGTGGCCGCCATCCCCGGCTGGTCCGCGCGTGACGGCAGGGACGCGGCCAGCCCCGAGCTGTGCTGCCTTCCGCGGTACTACCTGGTGCTTTACTCGGCAGAGAAACACTACGCCAAGACCTGTGGCGAGCCGCCCCCGGGCGGCTACACGCCGAAAACCAGCGCCACCGGCAAGAACTTCGACTTCTAGCGCCGAAATGCCCGGCCCCCGGCGCATGACCGGGGGCCGGACAGATCTCGACGAGCGCAACGCGCCCGCCGGTAGCTTACTTCTCGCGGCGGATCACGATCTCCTCACCGGGCTGCAGCATGCGAAAGCCGGAGGCCAGGCTGTCGTAGCGCTTGCCGTTGACGGTGATCTCGGCGCGGGCGGCCAGCTGGGCCAGGTCGTCATCGAGCTCCTCGATGCGATCGAGCTTGGGACGCATGCCCTCGGGGCTGGCGTCGGGCTCGGGGTAGATCACGATGGGGCGGTGTTCCTCGACCGCCTGGGAATAGGCCTCCAGGATCATCTTGAAGTCGCGCCGCGGCAACAGGGTCAGCGACGGGTTCTTCTTCGCGCTGACCGGCGAGGGCGGCACCACGCAGACGGCCGCGCCGGCGGACAGGAAGCTCACGCCCGGCGGCAGCGGAATCGGCAGGATCTCGGATCGCGGGGGGACGATCCCCCCGCCGTTGCCACCGGGGTGGATGATGCGGTTGGTTGGCATGTCAGCCCTCCTCGTTTTCGGTTTCGATTTGCTGCAGCAGCATGGCCACCGCGGTCAGCGCAAGAGCTTCGTTGCGCTGCAGCCTGGCCATGGCCGTGCCGATGCCGGGTAGTTTGGCGGCTTGGTCGGCGATGACCTGGTTGTCCCTCGCGCGCTGCTCGCACCACTTGGCGAACTTCTCGCGTTCGCGGGTGGTCAGGGTGATCATTGGACGCCGCTCCTTTCGTGACTGTCAACGAGCGCCCAGAGCGCCGGTCGCTGGTCGTCGACCTTTACGATCCGCCCCGCTTTTTTCAGGCGGTACAGGGTGCTGGACACGTTGCGACGCGGCATGGCCAGCCACTCGGCCAGCTCATGGGCGGTCTTGCCGCCCGAGCGCGATCGCCGCAGCAGGCGCAGGATGCCGGCCGAGGCGGTCATGCGATGATGAAGCCCATGTCACGAAGCTCCGCGGCGGTCAGCGACTCAACACCCTCCGGCCACTGGAACTGCACCAGCTCGGCGGGCTGCTCGCAATTGCAACCGCCGAGGTGCAGGAACCATCCGTCGCCGTCGTGATGCGCCATGGGCACCAGCACCAGGCCGCAGGTGGTGCAGCAGAGTTTGAGCGGCGGCCATTTGCGCGTGTGTGGTCCGGTGGAGGTCATTTCGCACAGCCGGCAACGCTCGCCGGTCTCCACGCCAGCTATGCGCACTATAACGCCGTGGCGGCACTCTTCGTGGCTCATCAGATCTCCTTCTTCTCGGCCTCGTACTCCAGCCCATTTCCCCTCGGGTGCAGCGGCACGGATTGCCGCTCCCCGTCGAAGCGCACATACACGTAGGCCGTTGCCCGCGTGATTGTGCCGTGACGCACCCCCTTGCTGGTCTTCCACGCAACCCTGCCGCCGCGCTTCGCAGGAACTCCATAGTATCTTCGGATGTAGCCCATGCTCATCACGCACCGCCCGTCTTGGTTTTCTCCAGACGGATGTGCAGTCTTTCACGGTTCCACCAGACGCAGCCGCGGCAATGCGGGGCCATCTGGCGCAGCCGGGCTTCGGCCTGTGATTCGGTCGGGGGGGTGGCCTGGCCGTCGGGCTCCAGCCGTGCCTTGGCTTCGCGGATGATTGCGCCGACCGCTTCCAATGGCGTGTCGCGCGTCAGGCAATGCAGAATCAGGCGCGCCAGGTCTTCAGCTTCGGCCAGCTGCGCGCGCAGGTCGTTGTCCTGGGCCGGCGACGCGCTCGGGTGCCCTGGTTGCCCTTCGGGATTGTCGGCAAAAATATAGGCGCGCATCCAGGCCATTGCTTTTTCGCGGCCCAGCCTGCTGCCCCGCCGCGCGCGCTCTTCGTCGAAAAGTGCACCGCGCAGCGCGGTGGACACCGACCAGTCGGGGTATTGCTCCAGCAG